GGTTTTGGCATTCAGATGCTGGATAGCGGTGAAATCTATAAGACCATGGATATTATAGAAGCACAAGATTGGCTGACTTCAGAGCGGCCCTTTGTGTTTCATGCACGTCTTACTACTGTAGGTAAGACGAACATTGATAATGTACACCCTGTACAAATCAATGAACACAACCACTTATTTCATAACGGTACAGTATCTGTACCACACATGTGGGATAAGGATAAATCGGATACTCGGTTTGTAGCTGATACCTTACGTAAGACACCATGGCAATCCTGGAAGGATGTCCTGTCGCTTACAGATAGTAGATTTGCATACACACGTATCAGTAAATCTGGTAAGGTATATGTAAATCGTATAGGTCACTGGCACGAACAAGACGGCGTGTACTACAGCAAACCTAATGTTCTAGACGGCAAACATCTTGTAGCTGTGTACGGCACGTTACGACAAGGATGGAACAATAACAGCCTCCTTTCAACCGCTACCTTGGTTAGTACCGGGTCGACGCGAGAACAGTTTGCTATGGTCTGCAATGGTATCCCATTTGTAAGTAGCAAACCACGAGAAGATGGGCACAATATCTTTGTCGAAGTGTATGCAGTTGACGATCACACACTCGCACGTTTAGACAGATTAGAAAACCATCCCGAATGGTATACGCGTGAGAAGACTAGAATTGAACTAGACAACGGGCTATCTGTAGATGCCTGGCTTTATTTCAACGACAGTGCTGAATACAACGGCAAGACTTTCTACTCTGACTACTCACATTACCAGCGACCAATATATCCCGCAGTTAAAGCTCCAACTATCTTTGACGACATTAAGGAAGAGCTAGAACATTACGGAGATTACGGTTACGATTTCTTATGGGATGAGCGAGAAAAGCTTTGGTTTAATCTAACCACCGAGCAGTATCTTACTGACCGAGAATACAAAGAGCTAACCAGCGCTCAACTATCTCTATTTTTATGAGTTACTTTGATATAAAAGCAGTGAGCAGTAGCTCACTATCGTACATTGATTCAGAGAGCGGGGGAAGTCCCCGCCTCTTTATCAAATTTTTAAATGGCGAACTCGATGAGAAGCCATCTAAATCTTTCGAAACCGGAACACTAATTCATGAAGAATTACTAGAACCCGGCAAGTTAGATATTGTGCCTTCTGACACTCCAGGGCCGAAGACACAAGAAATCATTGATGCATTGTGGAATCGGTTGTATGGAGATATACCTCTGAACGAAGAGTGTATACTGATGCAACTAGCAGATCTGCAAGATGAAACATGGGAAGCAGTAATTCCGCCTGATTTTTATCCGAAGTATGCCTTACATACTAAGATTAATAGAATCGTAAAAGAAGGCGGAATGTATTGGAATGCGTTACACAGCACACGAGGTAAGAAGATTGTTGATCCTGCAACATACCATGTTGTACAAGGATGCATTGAGTCTATCAAAATGCACCCGGTTGCAACTCAGCTGATACTAGAACGTGGCTACAATGCCTTTGATGAAACTAAAGAAGAACTAGAAATCCAGTTTGAAACCGAAGTGATTGGTGACGCGGGCATTCCCGTAACCATACCAATCAAAGCGAAAATAGACCGGATTCTGATTTCTCATGAGCATAAAGCCATTACTCTAGTTGACCTCAAAACGACTGCGAAACCTATCGGGCGCTTTGACGAAACGCTGAGTATGTATAAATACTACAGGCAGCTTGCTTGGTATAAGTGGTGTCTTGAAGAAGCGTACCCCGAATACACAGTCTCTGAAGTATACATTGTCGCCGTACAAACCAACAAGGAGTACCCCAGCGATGTATTCAAAATCGATGACACGTGGCTCAGAGTTGGTTCTAAAGAGATTGATGATCTACTTGGACGCATTGCTTTCCACATGTCTAATAACAACTGGGGTAACTCAATGGAAATCCAAAATGGATGTATTCACAGTCTAGTATACAATGGGCCAGAAGACATATGAAAACGTAGTAGGACCCCAATGGGCAGAACAACTAAATGCAGAGTTCAATGCTGACTATATGAATAAGCTGCAAAGCACAATTAACGCAGCGTATACATATGGAACGGTGTACCCATCAAGGAGTAATATTTTCAGAGCCTACAAGAAAACAGACCTCAACGAAGTCAAAGTTCTAATACTTGGACAAGACCCGTATCACAACGGTGTAGCTACCGGACTTGCATTCGATGTAGGTGACAGCCCTAAGATCAACCCGTCCTTACGTAATATCCAAAAGGAAATAAAAGGAACGGTTGGCAGGCTAAAAAAAGATAACGGTAACCTCGAACATTGGGCTGATCAAGGTGTGTTCCTCTTAAATACAGTTTTGACTGTAGATAAAGGAGCAGCTAACTCCCATAAAGGTTGGGGATGGGAAAGATTTATTGACGCTACGTTACGAGCATTAGCCGAGCGTGAGTCTGATATGCCCCTAGTTATTATGCTATGGGGCAAACAAGCCCAAGCATATAGCCCTTACTTTCATAACCCTAAACACCTTGTACTTACTGCACCTCATCCAGCTGCAGAGGTATATGCAGGAGGAAATGCAGGCTTCTTTGGATGTCAGCACTTCTCGAAGTGTAACAACTTTTTATCACAGCATAAGGTATCCCCTATAGAGTGGTAAAGGGTTAGGCCGGGTGGTGGAATTGGTAGACACGACAGACTTAAAATCTGTTGCACCGAATGGAGCGTGCGGGTTCGAGTCCCGCCCCGGCTACTTACAAACCTTATACAAATGAGTAATACCTATAACGGTCACGCTAACTACGAAACTTGGTTAGCACACTTGTATGAAATTCCGGAAGCAATAGCTCAAGAATACATGGAAGCAGATAAGAAACCTGATCTAGAAGAGTTAGACACCTTCTGTTTAGACTGGTTCGAAGAGTACTATGACTGTCATGTACAGATTGCTACACTACCTTTGCTTATGCAAGACATACTATCAGCTGCAGTTACAGATATTGATTGGCGAGAAGTTGCAGAAACTGTTAAAGATATGCTTGTAGAAAGACTCTTAAAAAAGGAAGAAATCGAGCATGGCAATTAAACACTACGAACATTTGAAGATTGATGTCGCAGAATTCTGTAGCATCAACGACATACCATTCTTAGAAGGCAACATTATAAAGTATGTGTGCCGCTGGAAACAGAAGAACGGTCTTGACGATTTGCAAAAAGCAAAGCACTACATTGAGATGCTCATCAAATTCAATTGCGACTATGAAAGTCAAAGTGTCAACCAGAGTCGTACTACTAATCGGCAAGTACGCAATCAAATTCCCGGTATCAAAACGGGGATGGATGCAGGGGTGCAATGAAAAATACCTCTGGAAAAAATACCCACGTAATACTTGGCTTGTTCCTATCCTCTGGGAATGGAACGGCATTGTGTGTCAGCGCCGAGTAAAACCTCTAGATAAAACTGTAACGCGACGTAAGTTAGAATACACACGGTTGCAGGTTATCAAACAGGTGCCTGAATTAGAGGTATACAATTGTGACCTGCATAACCGGGAAAACTGGGGAACTTATAATAACAAGATTGTGCTGCTGGATTATGGCATTAGTCCAGATGTAGCAAATATGTACAAGGCATAATCTTATGCGCCTGTAGCTCAGTTGGTTAGAGCAGTGGACTCATAATCCATTGGTCGTAGGTTCAAGTCCTACCAGGCGCACGACTGGAAAAGTTCTAGTCAGATTTACAACTCTAATTTTTTAACTGTTTAGAGTTTCATTCAACAAGGGGGCTTTACAACGGTAAGGCCCCCTATTTGAATTTCTAAGAAATAGTATATATTCGATACGGATTTATCTATATTTGTCTATGGCCCGGATCAAAGAAGTAGTCAAGCTCTACAGACCTAGCGTATCTCGACCAGGAGTTCACGCTAAAACCAAAACATCAAGCAACAAGCAGTCAAAGAATTACAAGAAGAAATACCGTGGACAGGGCCGGTAAACTCTTCTATTTATGAAAGA